ATTGCATTTGTATCAGCGTCAATCCCTGTTAACAATACTTCATTAGCAGCGTGGTCAACATTCGCAGCTGTTAATAAAACCTCTATTGCTGCTAAATCTGTAACTGCTGGGTCATCAGATGCTAACGTAACTCTTTGTACTCCAGATGCTACTGCACCAGCGCCACCAACAAAGTCTGTTCCTGCTATATTAGCGTTAACATTTAAATAATTTCCATCTACAGCATTGTCTAGTAACTCTACAGCAGTTTTAATTGCATCGGTATCGCTATCAATAGTTCCTAATAAGGTCTCTACTCCATCTACGTGCCCAATAATTGTAGATTGATTTGCTGCTGTTGCCGCTCCACTTGGTAAAGCAGATGATACAGCATCTACTTGTAAATGCCCATCACTATCTACTAAAGGAACATAACTAGTACCACTACCAGCTTTGTTCGTATTAGCAAATATTAACATACTGTCTTCGGCTTTATCAGTATGCACCTCTACAGTTATATCAGACCCTTCGGTCTTAAGAGTTACGTTATCTATATCTACTTTTAACGCATCTTCACCTGAGTTTAAAACTTTGTTTAATACTTCTTTACTTTGATATTTTGGAAAAGCCATAATATACTCCTAATCCTCCGCCACCGCCTCTAGGGCTATCTTAAATCTGCTGGCATAATTCTTCTTGGGGCACCAGTCTTATCCCGTTTTTTCATACCATACTTTCTAATAGCTTCGTTCCATTTTCCTTCGTGCGATCTTGCCATACTCATTGCAACAGCAGATGTATTCCCATCTATGGATATACCAGCTTTGTCTTGGTATAATCTAAATTTTACATAATCTATTAATGATGAGTGCATACTGTTATCTATGTCTGGCGTATCTGTTATTGCTGTTACAGCATTAGGTTCTCCAGAATAATGTATTAACACTCCATTTGTTACTGCCTCATCAATAGGCTTATAATCTCCTATTTTATGGTGAACAGTATCTGTATCACTCCCTTTTGTAGTAACGATTGCTAAATGGTCTCCAGTAATAAACCAAGCAATAAAATCTTCTGGGTTGTTATAATTACTTGCCATTAGTCTATATCCATTGTTTGTATTTCGTTATTTAATAATCTAGGTATTTTAACATAGTCACCAGCTGAATCCATAAAATCGCACCTATAAACTTTATTTATCTCTACTCCAGCATTAGAGTCGCTCAATGTGTACCATTGTTGGTCTGCGACTGTAGTAAGTTTAGCGTATTCTATTTTAGTATTATACTTGCCTAGCTCAACCAAACCTTCATTTATTAAATTCATAATATATGTTTCTGGCGCAGCTGGAAAAGCCTGTCTTACTCTAGATATAATTTTTTTAACCGTTAAGCTATGTACTGCCATTAGTCAGAATCCTTTCCTAGCAACCCTATTTGTTTCCATGTTCTCGTTTCGTTTTCCCAATTATTTACACTCATATCGTTCCAAGAACCTGGAACTATAAAAGTTACAGATGTTGGTAAAGTAACACCAGTCCAAGACGGTGATGTGTTTAAAGTAACACCAGTCCAAGAAGGAGATGTGTTCAAAGTAACCTGAGTAAAAGATGGAGAGTTATTTAAAGTAACAACAGTCCAGCTTGGTGAAGAATTTAAAGCTACGCTAGTTAATGCCATTATCCGCCCCTCACTATTTGTATGCCTTTGTCATAATCTAACTGCAGTTTTGCTTGTTGTTTCTCCATCCAAGAATATTCTGTACTTATTACATTAAGCCTAGCCTGGGCTTCACTACTGTAAGCTTGTGCGATATTTAACTTTGATTGTATTTGCGAAAGGTAAGCATTAGCCGTTCCTATAAAACCTTGTGCTGTGTTAATAAATGCAGAAGCAGTACCTAGATATCCTTGAGCTACATTCCCATAGCCTCCAGCAGTTCCCAAGAATCCTTGAGCTACTGATACCTGTGCCTGCACTTGATTTACCCTAGCTGATACTTCACTTACAAAGCCTTGTGCTTCACCTAAGCTACCCTGAGCTTCACTTAAAAATCCATTACCAGCATTAACATGGGATGAAGCTAATTCTATATCTTCTGCTGTATTAGCTGTTACGGCACTATCAAATTGTGTATTTGCTAAAGCTACCGCAGTATTAACTCTATCAACAGCTGTATTTATTGCAGCAGTTGCTGTATCTATACCTGAGTCTACTAATACTAAAGCTTCATCTAGCTCAGCGTTTGACAAATCAACCTCTGCGTTCATTAAGTCTACTTCTGTGTTAGCTAATGCAACTTCAGCTGTAGCTTTGTCTATCTCTGCATTTGCTAATCCTATTTCAGTAGCAGCACTATCTGCTATACTAAGAGTTTCATCTATTTCAGTATTTATAGCAGTTAAAGCTGTAGTAATGTCTGAATTGCCAGATTTTGCTGTTAGTGCATTTTGCAATGATTTTATCGCAGCATATAATGGAACTAAATATTCAGCTTCATCTGGAAACTTAGCTATGCCACTATCACCATCGGTGTAGGCAACAGTTGGATAAGCTAATGCTTGAACGTGAGCGTTTTGCGAATTAGATGGTTCTGGAACTACAGATAAAAGATTGTTACTAATATAATACACAGGGTCTGTTGCTGTAGCCGCCATCATATCATCAGAATCTCTAACCCTACCTTGCAGTTCAGCTGGTACAGCACGACATGGCTGATTAATAGTCCCATCATCTCTTGTAACTGCAAATACCTCAGATCCAGCAACCGTATAATTAGTAGAGCTACCATTTAATTCGTTAGAAGTGGTAAATAATTTTTTCTTTGAGTCTGGTAAAGATGTAAGTATTTCTTTTGCACCATCTGTTAAAAACTGAGTTAATTCAGTTTGAGTGGGTGCACTACTACCATCTATAGATAGACCTGTTAATCCTTCTACTTGTGCTTCAAAAGTTGCCATTTATTAGTATCTCATTCCTTTTTTAGAACTTTTTTTCTTACCAGCTTTCTTTTTCTTCATCTTTTTACCACCATTCTTTTTACTACCTGTATGATAAGGCATATCGCTTTCCTTTCCTCCAGTACAACTTGCACTAGAAACAGTTTTTAAACCTTTGCCAAACTTACTCATCCATACCCCAAGCTTGGTTTCTCATTTTGTTAACACTCTCTTCCATCCCAATAGTATTAAATTCTACGTCAGTTCTCATTCCCCTCTCAGTTCTCATCCAAGAGTTTGTGGTAAACTTTGGAGCTGATGCTCTCTTTCCACATGCTCTGCAATAGAACCAATTTTCTTTATTTGGCTTATTACAATGTTGACAGTTCATTACGAACCAGAGACTACCATTGTCATTACTCTTTCACCGTGCATAGGGCAATGTGAAATTGATATAATTGCATTGTTTGTTGAATCTAAACTAACAATATAATCATAGACATCTTTAGATAAATCTCCAGCAGAATTAGATTTGCTTCCAGGCTTAGCAGCGTGGACAAAAACTTTTACATCTGTATTTGATGAATTATAATCAGCCATTTCTTTTCCTTATGTTTAAAAATTCTTAGGATGTTTGGGGCTAAACCTTTTTACGAATAGCCCCACAGTATCCAAAACTGTCAATCCTTATTTATTCGGATTTATTAACCAGCTGCAGTAGCAAAAGGTACTTCAGATGCGTCTTTAGCTACTCCGTGTACGTACCATCTTTCGCCATCTGTAAAGATATCAAACATATCTCCAGGACTTGCATTTGCAGTACAAGCGATGAAATCATCACCGTCAACAGCTTGATCTCCAGCAGCACCATCTCCAGTATCGCCTATAAGACCAACAACATCATTGCCAGAACCAAAGTCAATATTTACTTTAGCACCCATACCTTGGTCTGAACCATCAGTATCTTCTGTCAATACAATCTTGCAGTACCAACCAACACCAGCATCAGAAAGACTTGGAAGGTCAACTTCTGTTGCAGCTGCAGGGTTAACTAGGATAATTGAACCACTGTCATTTGCGCTTAAAGCTGCACTAGCAGTTATCTTTTTGATTTTTAAAGCGTGTCCAGCTATACCGCTATTTGAGTTTAAATAATTACTATACATTTAAAACCTCCTTAAGCTGATTCTACTTCGTAGAGTGCATGACACTCAGGAAGTGTTACTTCGAGACCAGCTTCGGTTATAACCATATCTTTACGTAAGTCTTCATCTGAATTCTGTACGTTAGTGATAATATGAGTATCTCTGTTTAGACCGTTTCCAACTAGTGGGCGGTATTGTAGTTTGCTCATATCAGCCATTAACATAAATCCAGAGGACAAACCTCTAAATAATGGTTCTTTGACTAAGTGCATTGTTCCGTGAACGGTATCAATAGTCATAATCTTATGACCAAAAGCACCTTGTCTTTCTTCAAAGTTATAACGATTAACCATATTAGAAGCAGAACCCATAGAAGCATCCATAAATGCACCATCACCTAGCTTGTTAAAGAAGGTGATTACAGGTAATGAAGCTAAGACTAATCTGTCAGATGAACCACCACGAGCTGGGTCAAATATAACTTCTAAGTCAGAAAGCAATCTATCATATGTTAACTCAGCTTGAGCTACACTACGATAGTAAGGTGTTCCAGATGAATATGAAAATGCGCTATCATCGGTTGTTGGGTTTGCATTTTTTACAATGTGACCTACTAGACCTTCAGTATATTGGACTCCACCAACACGAGCTTTTTGTCCAAATAACATAGCACGCTCAATATCTACTTTATGCTCACGAAGTTTAGTTGCCCAAATTCTTTCAAATTCATTTGCATAACCACGATAACGTGTTGCAATAGCTGTGTTTGAAAGTTCGCAAGATGTTTTAAAGATTTGAGTGTATCCAAAGTCATCTTCGATTTCAGTTGAAAATGTATCTGGTGAAGCAGTTCCTTCTCCGAATGCGGTACCGATAACTTGACATACGTCATTATCAGCTAGAACGTTATAACCAGTAACATTTGAGTTTGATACGTCAATAATTTTACCACTAAATGTAGTAGTTGTGCCACTATCAGTAGGTGCACTTTCTATTCTTACCATTGTTTGAGCGTATCCTGATGTTTCAGCGCCAGTAGTTGTATTAACAACAAATACCATACCTTTAATTAAAAAGTCAACTGAAGCTCCACCAGAGCTAACACCACCAGTAGCTGTATCAGCATCAACTGTGAAAGTATAAGCACTTCCAGCAGAAACAGCTGAACCGCCATTTACGGCAGCGGCTAGTAAGAAATTCCTAGTGGTCATATTAATTTTTGACCTATTCTCTAGATATCGGAAGACAGAGTCATCCGTTGGTGATTTAGCAACCTGATTTAGGTATACGAAAAAGGGTGATTCTTCGGGAGCTAGTTCAGCAACTCGATCACTAAAATCATATAACCGTCTTCTATCAGGAGCTTGTCCCACACCAGCGCTAGTAGCAGCTGCTGTGATATCACTAGAGAGTTTTATTCCTTGTGTAACAGACATTTTATTTCTCCGTTAATTATTTTAAAGTAATCTTCCAGCGTTGCCAGCTTTTAAGATTCTATCCCAAGAAACATCAACTTCGCTTTTTACCTTAGGGTCGCCCCCTTGTAAAACACCAGCTGACTTTGGCATAGCTTGAGCATCATTCACAGCTTGAATATTTTCAGATGATGGAGCATTGGTTCCTTTATTGTAAAATTGTCTATAAACATCTATTAAGAAATCAACTGGTAGTTGTTCTCTTGGTGTCATAGCAAAATTAATAAATTGATCAATTTCTTTATCATCTGTCATATTATACTTTGACTGAAGCTCGCTCTTAAGATTTTGCATAGCAACTTGACTTTGGATACCAGCCATCTGTTCAGAGACTGCTTCGTTAACCAAAGCCTTTTCCTTCTCTACACGTAACTTGTACGATGGAGAGTCGGGTTTGTAATAGGCTTCCCATGGGTCAAATGAATTTTCATCTATTGTATTTTCAACAGACTTTGTTTCATTGCTGCTAGTAGGCTTTCCCTGTAATCTTTCCTGAATTGCTTGAACAACATCAGGTCTAGATTCTAATACGGATTGTAACTGTTTTAAAGGTTCTAACTGTTGAACTTGTCCTTGTAAAGAGTCATATTCAGCTTTTTGCTTATCGTACATAGATTGAAATTTTCTACTTTCATTTTCCCAATCAGTAGCATAATCAATCTGTTCTTCATTGCCTTCTGCTGTAATCTCACTAGGAACCCTTTCGGCTCCTTTTCCTTGAGCTTCCATGTTTTCATCAACTGGAATCTCTTTACTAACTACCTCAACGTCTGGCATTGATATATCAATACCCTGCCTTTCGTCAGCTAATTTATCCTCGTAAGTTTTTCCTACTTTTTTTTCTGTTGCTTGGTCTTCCATATTTCCTTTCCGAATCTCTCTACTCTAATATTTAGGTAGAGCTTGACTCTATTATATATTTAACCTTCAACGCCTTCTTCGGCACCCTGTATGCCTTGTTCTTGCTTTTTACCGTACTTGGCTTGCAAATCAGCTTTGTCAATTACATTTTCCAACTTATTGAGATTTTTTCTTTCCTTGTCTTTCACTTCATTAAGAACTGAATCAAGTCCTGTTTTAAATTTCTGCGTAATAGTTTGCTTTCTAGCGTTAATCATTTCACGCTCAGAAGTTTGCAAATCACCACGTAGTTTCTTAACCTCTTCTTCAAGTTGTCCTATGTACGACTGCATTTGACTCATCGCACCTTTCCTTTGCAGAACACCTTCTTTGTCGTAGATGTCAGTTTTCTTTAACACCTCGACGTCATCTACCAAGCCCAACTTATACGCATCTAAATACATATTGTACTCAGCCATCCTATTTGATGGTAGCGTTGAACCTGATACTATCCGAATATCGTGCTGACCTAATGATATATCATTGTCAATACTCATTAACTCGTTCGTCTTATCATCATATACTTTATTGTTAATGGTAAATTCAGTTAAATCATTGTTTGGTTGCACAATTCTAAAAGTCTTTTTAAACCCATAATGTCCTTTACAAAAATTGTATACAACTTTTCCAAGAACATCTAGGCTTCCCTCTATATCTTTAAGTTTTGACCTACCTCTAGTTTCTCCCATTTCTTGAAGTAAGTATGTTCCCCTAGCTGTATCAGCAGCTCCACTTCTAAACCCTTGCATTAGTTCAGATATACCAAAGTTTAAATCAATATATGTTTCTACCCTACTTATGAGGGCGTAAAACTCAGATGCAAGTGGTTGTGGGGCTGGATAATGAGGTTCTCCAAACTCTGGATTGTACTCAATAACAGCATTAGGATTTGCCCAATCTCTTTCTAATTGACCTATGTCATCAACACTACCCTCTGGAACTAAAAGCTTTAAACCAGCAGATGCCTGGGCGTGGCTAAGAGTCAAAGAAAATAATTTATTAATTAATCTTTGAGAATCTTTAACTTTTGTAACATCTGATTTAGGGTAAGGTGTGTTTGTCCAAATATTTGGGACTGGTATAATAGGATAAACGTCGGTATTGAGAACTTGTTCATAAAGGAGAACTTGACCGACTGTAGCTACATGGCGAATACGTGTCTGCAGAACTTCAACAGCCTCTACCAGTCCCGATTCTATCAAATGAGAGTTTTCAGATAGAATTTTATTAAATGCTTCTAACTCAACTATTTTTTCTTCTTGAGTTTCTTTGTTAAATAATCTATAATATGGTACTTTTATTTTTTCAAATCTTTCAACAATTCTATATTTTTCATACCCACCTCTATCATAATCTTTAACTATGTCTGGAGTAAAAGAAGAAGATGAGTTCTTTTTTGTTGAAGAAGGATAATCTTCTTCATCTGTTGAAGTTTCTATATTGTCAATTATTTCTTCTAGCTTTGGATATAATCCAAGAATCTGGTCTCTACTAAGAATTGTAGATAATAAAATATGAGAAGCATCCGCATAGTGTCTATCCCTAGAAGCTGGATCAACGTACACACGGAATGGATTAATACTTGTAATCTTAACATCACCTCTCCCATAATCTGATTCTGGGTCAACATAAACATAAAAGTACCCTAATCCAGTAGTAGAATAATCATGCACCACTTGTTTAAAATGCGTATTGCAATTAGAAATATCCCACACGTACTCAAGTATAGTACGCCATACATTAGACATTTTATAGTCAGAATCTTCTCTAGCAAGTGCAGAGAATTTTGGATTTCTAGAAGTTAATAAAGATTTTAATTTATCTACAGCAGCATAAACTCTGTCTATAATAAAATCGCCTTGACCAACTGCTTGAAGAACTTCTGATTCTTCTGTAGAATAGTGATTGCCTAAAGAAAAATCAATGGCATCCCTAGCTTCTGTTTCCCAGTTAGCTCTGGCGTCTCTATACCGCCTCCATAAATCTCTATTATTCTGAGCTTCTTCGTGCTCAGCAAAAGTTTCTACGTAGTTAATATTAGGACTCCTTTAAGATCTATATATATAATATAAGTGAAATACTGCTATTTGTCAAGAGTTTTTTATAATCTTTGTCCAGTAACCCAACTTCTTAACACAGATTTCTTAGTTTTTTTATGATTTTGTTTACTTTCTGCAATAAAATCATTAGATTCAAACTTGCCGCTCAAAGGAGACCTTGCATTAGTTATTGAATACCAAAGACCATCTAAAAGGTCATCGTTCTTTCCTTTTGGAAAATGAAACATTTCATCCACTATTTCTTGATGAACTTTTCTATGAAATAACTTTCCCCTGTTTACTATGGGACAAAGTAAAGATTCTAATCTATCTTCTTTTTTTATTCCGTTAGGAGGTCTAACTCCTCTCGCAATACCAGGAGCCATTTTTCTATCAAAGCCACCCATTTTGTTAACTGAATCTTTTATAATTCCCTGTGCTCCTACGTGTTCAACGTTAACTCTTCTAACTGGAGAATACATTTTTGCGTATTCAAATATTTTTTGTGGCATTTCATAAAGCGGTAAATGCTCATGATAGTAATCTAATATGTAATAATTTTTTTCACTGTCTACAGCAGTAACCATAATAACTTGATAGTCATTATTAGCATTTGCTTCGTAAGCTAAATCAACACCAACGTAAACATTAACTGGAATGATAGTGTTTTTATCTTTTAAGTATACTTGATTGTCCCCAGAAACAACTTGATAATCATGATGTTGCAGCTTGTCTATTTTAAATTTAGCAGTAGCCAAGTCCCTAGCATCATTCATATACTCCTGAGCAAACTTGTGTAACTGACCTACGTTTTCATAATCTTTTCGTATTTCATTTATTTTATTCTTACTAAAATAAGAACCCCACAAAGGCTTACCATCTTCTAATGCTCTATGAAAGATTACATCCCAAGTGTATTTACTATTTTTTTCTTGGGCTTCAAGATATCCATCGTATATAGCCTGTAATGCTGAATCGTAATGTACGATAGTGCCAATTAACCAGATGGATCCCTCGTTGCCCTTTGATTCTTCTAAAGATGGATAGACAGTTGACATCAACCACTCTTTAATCTCTCTTCTTCTATCTGGAGTTTTTGTATTTAACTCAGATTCAAAGTCATCTAAAATAATATTTGTATATCTAGTTCCAAGCTCAGACCTACCACGCAATCTTTGACTAGTTCCCTTTGCAATTATTCTGTCACCACGACTAGTAGTTATTTCTTTTTCAGTCCACTTTTCTCCAATCATATCTCCAAAATAATAATTAAGAGCATTGTTATACTCAATGTGATTTTTTATATATTTTAAGTGGTCAACTGCTTGTCCCTGTTCTTCAGAAACCCAAGCAGCAAATTCTTTTTTGCCTTGTGGATTAAAATAAATTTTATGCAACAGAGCAGCTTTAGCCATTGTTGATTTAGAATGACCTCTTGGTAGAACTACGCACAGCTTTCTAATACTTTTGTCTAGTAGTTTATTTCCAACTTCGTAATGAAATGGAGCTGGAGATGATTTCATAAAGTCATCTGGTAAAAACAGTTGACCAAAAGCAATTAAATCTTTTGAAACTATATTTAAAACTCTTTCTTTTTCTGAAAGACCGCTTGAGTTTATATTAAAATTATCTATTGTACCAGTCTCCACTTTGAATTACTCTAAACATATTGCTTTTTTGCATTAACTCATCCCCTGCTACATAAATCCAAACTTTTTCTTTTGAGCCATCATCCATATCTACTTCAACTCTAACTCTTCTATACAATCCAGAACTTATACCTTCATACATATCATACCTTACTAAATCTTCCTCTGATACATTATGAACCTCTACTACGGTTCCAGAACCTTTTTTATTGTGTATAACCGCTGGAAAGCTTTCGTGTCCTGGGTACACCAAAGAAGAGTTTTTAACAATACCAGTATTCTTAGAACCAGCCCTAAGTGTTCCATATACAGCTAACTTCATTATCTTCCTTTATTTTTAATAATTGTAAAATAAACTAACTTACTCCGTGAACATCTGGCATACCAACATACTTTATTTCTAACTTATGTGTGTAAACTGTTAAGCAGCTAGAACATTCAACGTAATATTTTTTATTTTCTAAATTATGTATTATATAAGATTTTGGAAATAAACTATTTCCACAAAGTTTGCAGCTACTTGACGTCAACTTCTCTTTCAGCGCTTGCAATTTGTTTGACTTGTCCTGAGCCGATTGCATCTAATTGTTCCTTTGTAAAACCTTGGAATACAGCTACTGATTCTGTTCTTTTCTCAGTATCCATCATTCCAGTAATTTGCATTAATGTTTTAATAGCTTGTATCTTATCTCTGTCATTTGAGTTTTGACCATCCACTATTGATTTCATTTGCTCTAGTAAGTACAAAGGTGTAATGTCCGCATCTACTAAAACCTTGTCTATTTCTTCTCTAATCAACTTTTGTATCCTTTTTGCTTTTAATAAAATTTTGGCTTGACTCTCAGCGTACCTCCTGTTTTCAGTCGGATATGCTTTTAAAAAAGCATCTACTAAATCAGTGCCTTTTGCAACAAACTGAGCAAACAAAAACTCTCTTTGTGTGGTTTTCTTTTTCTCAATTTTGTGCTTATAGGCATTAGTATTAGCCAAGCCAAACGAATAAAGGTTTTTTTTAGGATCACCCTCCATCTTAGTTTTATCTGTACACACAAAAGTTCCAAGAGGTACTCTGATATAATTTTTAATAACTTTATCAGACCCAGATGCTTTTAACTTCCCTCGTTTCAAAACTTGACAAACCTGACCATCGTCTGAAACTACCCAGTTACCTTCGGTACCATCCCTCCAATTATATTTAACATCAATATTGGAATTGTACCTCTTGAACTCTTCTATATCTTTGTATATAAAATGATTAATCTTATTTATTTTACGAGTAATCATCTATAATACAATATAAGCGATTTTACACATAAAGTCAAGAAGAAGACCTAGTGTTAACATTTGTTTGCAGCATATTACTCTTTCCTCTAATGTGTGGAGACATGCATCCTTCACAGTAAAATATTTCATATTTACTTGCTCCAGTATGATAAAATTTACCAGTCTCTACTAAAGAGTCGCTACCACAAACAGAACAAACATTCTCATCCATCATTACAGCTATGTTCGGATGGTTTTTAATATAAGGTCTTAACTTAAGGTACATCTCTTCCAGACCAACAACATCTGTTTTATTATACCTCTCCATTCTTTCTAAAGCTTTTTCATCTCCGTTCATACAGTCTAACCATAATTGAAACTCTGTGTCTAGCTTTTCTTCTAGTCCTAAGAATTTAGTAATATAATCCTGTTTATTAGAACTAAATGCAAACTCTTTTCTTGCAACCTTAAGCGTATCTATTGTTTTATATGGCATAGGTGGTATCATAGCGTTAGCAATAAATCTTGCTTTTAATTTTCTCAAATCAAACTTGTCTCCATTGTGAGCAATTACTATATCTGCCTGATCTAGCAACCTCCACACAGAGTCCATAATCCTTTTATCATTTCTATCTCTAGCTTCTTTAGGTGTAACTACATCGCTTAATACTTTATCATCATATAGCCATTTTGCAGACCAACTAAGCACATACCAATCCATAGATTTATTGTTTTCGTCTTTCATTATACTCATTGGACTAATATACTGTTTCCCAAGGCTCCAAGCCCACACAGCTATAGGGGTAGTCTCAATATCTAAAATCAATATCTTAGGCAGGTTAACAATATTCATCTTTTTAAATGGTTTGTTTAAACGCATTGACTCTATTTTTCTTGTTACAGCCTTATACGTTCTGTCGTAACCAAAAGCAGCTAAGTCATTGTGAATATCAGACATAGTTTTAGCAGTAGTTGAATACTGTTTAAGTATTTTTACTTCTTGATTAGTCCATTTCATTTTTTTTACCTATCCTTAATATTTTTAACATTGCTTTTATCACTAAGGCTTCTACTAAGTAGTATAACTTTCTCATTTGCCCCACTCTTTCTCAGAGACAAGTTGAGCAATTACTCCATAAATAGATAAATCACGAAATGCATCTAGGTAGGTTTCATCTGCAACAGCATTATTACCTCTATGCTTTACAATAATGTTCTTTAATCTATTAACTTTGTCATTCATTCGTATAACTAAAGCTGTCAAAGCAAACATTCTATCGTCATCGTTCTCTAGGTCTCCTCCTAGAGTTATATTGCCGCTACCATAGTCATACTGTTTTCTACAAAACAACTTATATTGTTCATCCGTTATCTGGTTGAACCTCTTCATCATTTTTGGATAAGCTTTCTCTATCGCATTGATTACTTCTTTTTCTCTCACTTGATTCTTCCTTTCCCCAACCCCACATTGGCTCTGAATGGTATGTAGCAGATCCTCTATAGCGATTGGAACTAACGATTACATCGTTTATTATCTGTTCTAGGAATTTTATCTTTTTTGGACTTACCTTTTTCATACTATACCTGGTACCACTACTCTATCAAAGTAGGCACATCCTTTGTCTACAACACACTCTTTGTTTTCTTTATCAGAATCTATACGCAATATTAACCTGTTCTCTTTAGTCTCCATATCACAGCCTAGACACTTACCAGCATCCCAGTTGGCACAGTGTAGACGTGCGTGTTGCTTTTTATAATTTTCCATACACTCAATATAACTCTAAAAAGTATTTTTGTCAAGTAGTAAATTACTTGTTGACAAAAGCTTATATAAGACTTATATTGTAAGTAACTAGAACAGTCAAATATATAATATATATATATATATATTATTAAAAAACAAGTTATTAACATAACTTGCAAAAAGATTTGGAAAGACTATGAATGGCAAGGGAGACAAGAGTAGAGTAACAAATAATACTAAGTATAGAAAAAATTATACAAAAATATTTGGAGAATGGAAAAGTAATAATTCTCTAGATATAAAACTTGATAAAAAAAGAAAGGTTGAAAAAAAGTCAAAATGAAAAAAATACTCTTTGTGTGGTTGCTGTGTACTGGTTGCAGCATAAATACTGTCAGTGATCCCAATACATCTGCTATTATTATAAAAGATTCTCTTGGAAATAAGCATTCTTATGCGTTTTTAAGGGTCAATCATAACAACTGGTGCGTTGTACACCAAAAATATGAGTTTGTAGAACGCCGAATTTACTACCAAAACTTTAATATGCATAGTTATACACCTAAAAATCAAAAAAACTCCGAAATGAGGTAAATTTGAGCGAAATAGACATACATTGGATAGTGATGTTAACCCTACTTATACACGAAGGCAGAAAATACACTTCTAAATTCTAAAAAATAGCACTATTTTGTGTGTGCTTCTTTTTTCCGCCGTAGCCCCTCCCCTGCTTATTGATACTGAGTCGCAATTTCAGTTGAAAAAATCGCATTTTTTATTACTTGATTTATATAGTTAAAATTTCGTAACTTGTAACGTGCTACACCCAGGATTATGCTTAATGATACTGAGTCTCAATATCAGTACAGATCTTTTTTATACTTAATGAGAATGAGTCTCAATCTCAATCGCAGCCACCTGGGTTCTACCTAGAAAATTCTCTCTATAAACTATTTGCATATTATATAGAATTGTAGTAAATTTGGGAAATGAAGTACTTACCCAAACCCAAGTCCTTAGAAATGCTATTGAGACTCAATCTCAATAACATTGATAATGAGATTCAATCTCAACTTGGTGGAAGGGAGGTAAATTTGACAACTAGAAAAGAAAAGAAAGAGAGTACTAAAATGAATGGTACAATAATCACTCAATCAGAGTTAGACTTATTAGCAAAGTTAGAAGCTAAAGGCGTTTCAATAGATACAGCATCTATAAAGAACGAATGCGAGATAGTAGAAAAGAAAGAGAGAGAATCTCACGTAGACTTTTGTACAGACTCTGAGATTAAAAAGAGCGTGAATAAGACTAGAAAAGATGTAAAATCTTTGAAGGGTTTTAAATATGAAAAAACAACTCTAACTACTAAACAGATGGAGAAACTAGGTTCTAATTATAAAAATGTTTCTAAGGTTAGAGTCTCAGTAGATGCTTATGATATCAATATAAAAGCTTCCTACAAGTTTTTAGACGCTAACGGAAAAGAAGTCAAACCAGCTAAAGAGGTGAAAGAGAGTTAGAGAGTATAAAATCCTACAAGATTAGCCCGTAGAGATACGGGCTTTTCTTTAACCTAGTTTTATTCTAACTAAAGAAATTGAGAGATCAAATGTTAAATCAATCTTACAAACATATTACAGAGATTGACCGTTATGTAGACAATGAGGACAGTAAGAAAGATACTATCCTTATAGAGATTGAACACGTAGACAACAAATGGCTGCTATTTATGTACGGAGAGAAAATATTTGCTAGAAAGACATTGAAAGAGATTAGCGAGATATTATTCTATATGCGTAGTCATCTCTACGATAATGGTACCTACATCAATGTATATGATAGAAACAAACGTAGTCTGATCAAAGTAGGCTACAAACATATGAATAGAGTGCTTAGCTCATTAGAGCAATGGGAAGAGAAAGAGAGAATGTACAAGCACAATCTAAAGCTACGTAGAAACCAGACTCAACCTGGAAGAAGCACCACAAAGAGAATAGACCCCAAGCTGCTAAGACCAATTCTCAGAGAGGAAAAGACCTGGTAGAATGATAAGCGATAGACAGAGCGATGGCTCGTATTTATTTTATGAGTATATAGAGAGATATGACTCTCTCTTTAAAAGAGTATACTACGGATATAGCAGAGTAGCTGCTATAAAGAAATTTAGAGAAGAATTACTATTAGAAAAGAAATTACTTAGAGACAATAACAAATAGGAGACTAGTAATATGAATAAGAGTAATACACATTGGAGATACGAATACATTGACCAAGAAAATACTCTACCGAAGTTCAGAGCTGTAATGGAAAAGTATAGAATAAAGAACGGAGAGGCAAAGATGAAGAGAGATGTAGTTCTATCTGCCTGGACAAACTATTGTAGAGAATCATTTACATATAGAGTACTAGAATTTTTTAAACTAAGATAAGGAGTAGAGATGGCACAACCAGTAAGAGAGATTAATCTAGAACAGTTCAACGCTCTCACAGAGATTGCAGAGCTGATCAGATGCGAAGTCTACAAAAATTTATTTGAAGAGAGTAATGGCTGGACAGACGAAAGATTGCTGCAGAGTCTTGATTCTATTATAGAAGACTACAAAGAGACTGATGAGTAATATACAATACAGTTACTCTAGATGTCCACATACTAGGAAGATACACCTCGTAGAGTGGGCTATGAAAAGATTTGACATAACCAAGAGTAAAGCAAACTCTTATAACAAAAAACAACTCTATGCGATATGGTATAGAGAGAAAGACAAAGCTAATGACACTAGATAGAGAGACATTGAAGGCGATCAGAGAGAAAGGTAATAAAGCTCTGAAAGCAGTCGGAGAGGAGCTCGGTGTAAAAATAGAGCTGGGTAATTGTAGTTACTCAGAGAGTGAAGCTACCTTCCAAATGAAAGTAAATATAATATCAGAAGATGGAGAAGTTATTACCAAAGAATGGGAAAACTTACTACAACTAGCAAAGCTAAAAGGCTTTGATGTAGAGAAAGAATATACTCTCAATGGTAGTAAAGTAAAGCTAAAAGGATATAACTCTAGAGCTAGAAAGTGGTGCTACATTGTAGAGTATGTAGTAGATGGTAGAGTGGTAAGAGTTGGAGACCAGTGGTTTGATAAGGCAGTAATGGACTCTAGCTGTAAATCTGGTAGCTGCGGATGCTAGAGACTCTTAAACATCTACTCGGTTTGTGTGGAGAACCACACGGACTTACACATTATGTGTATATATATGTATCTTTTATAGTAGTAAACATTACTCTACTAGCAAGGTACATAGTATCCTGGCTAGAGGATAAGTTCTGGAGATAATAATTAATGCAGACATTTTTACCATATAAAGACTTTACGCTCTCTGCACAATGCCTAGACTACAGAAGGCTAGGTAAACAGAGAGTGGAAGCTCTACAGATCTTCAACGCTTTAACAGGCGTACCTACGAAGAGTGGTAGAGAGTACAAAGGCTGGAAGAATCATCCAGCTGTAACTATGTGGCAAGGCTACGAAGAGGCTCTGCTTCTCTACAAGAATAAAATGATAGAGGAGTGGATACTTAGAGGGTATAACAATACTATGGAAATGTATGGTATATCCGAAAATGTAGAGATGCCGCACTGGCTCGGTGAAGAGAAGCTACACGCATCTCATAGAAGCAACCTACTTAGAAAGGACTTTAAGTTCTATTCAAGTTATGGTTGGACTGAACCAGATAACCTAGAGTATTATTGGATATAGGAGAGCCTATGATGTAATAATACTCGACAACTAGAACAGGAGAATAAATAGATGTGTGCGATATACGGAATGGCAAAGAAGCAGAATGCACAGACAAAGTCTCAGATGAAGAAGATAGATAGAGTCCTAACTAATCTGACTAGAGAGTCAGAGATTAGAGGTGAACACTCTACTGGCTTAGCGTTCTTTAGAAAAGATAGTAATCCTATTGTCTTTAAATCTCTTAAAAAGTCTAGCAACTTAGTAAAGAGTAAAGACTGGAATACGATCAGAGAACAGCTAACCCCAGAGACTAATATTGTTTTGGGGCATACTAGATATGCTACCCACGGAAAGATATCTCTGGAGAATGCTCACCCCTTTAGGATAGGTTCTATCATTGGCACTCATAATGGAGTAATATATAATCACGAAGATGTCTCTGTAAGCAAGTCTTACGAGGTAGATTCTCAATGTATATTTGCTCTACTAGATGAGAACAATAATCTTCAAGAATGTCTAGACGAACTGTATGGAGACTACGCTCTATCTTGGGTTAAGGACAATAATAATATATTGAACTTACTCAGAGAGAATGGTAGACCTACTGCCTTTGCCTATTGGAAAGAAGCTAGAACTTTATTCTATGCATCAACCAAAGAGATACTAGAAAAATCTCTATTGGGAGTTGTAAACAAGAGAGTAAAGGGAAGCCGTTACACAGTAGAAGCAAATGTTCTTATACACGAGACAAAGGTAGACACTTTGTATACTCTAGATACAGACAAGTTGTCTGATAAAATCAACTGGAGTAGAAAGAAGTATAAGACAAATACTATTGCATCTAACTACTACGTAACAGACTATAATCAACCAAGCTGCTCTATTGGTGGTAGGCAAGTAGCCCAGCAAGAAGTATGCTCTTCTTGTGCGACTAAGGCAGACTGGTGGGACTTAATCTGGTACGATAAAGAGAACAAGTTCGTTTGTATAGATTGCGAGTATGAAGAAGGAGATACAGAGATAGACCACGGGATAGAATGTGATTGGTGTGGAGATTGGTGTGGTGTCTCTGTTAAATTAGATAACCATTATATATGCGAAGACTGTAATAATTATAATTACAGTAGACCATATAATAATAAACCAAAGGAGACTGAAGATGATACCAGGCAAGGATATTTCTGGAGTTAGAAAGAAAAAGTCTGCTATTGTAGTTGGTATATCTAGTCCTATTAGAGTACGCTCTAAGATGTTTGTAATGAGAAAGCTATACGATAAAGCTAAGAGAAATCCTTTCGTAGATACTGAAAGTTTTGAATCTTATCTAAAGTTTATTGCTAGACAGATAGAAGATGTAGAAGGAGTGAAGGTTAAAAGCAATAAAGCAGAGGATATATACAAGACTCTCAAGTCTCTAGGATGGCTCAGAGAAGTTAACTATATGGCTTTCTATGTAATAACTACAAACTACGCAATAGCGTGAGGAGGATATATGCCTAATATGCCTAGCAGAGCGCAACTGAGAGATGGAGATTCTCCAGAACCTCTTAGTGAAGATAGTCCAGTCGTAGAGAATGAAGAGTCTTACGTATGCGATATGTGTGATGAAGTACACGAAGGTACAGCCTACGAAGCAGACATAGATATAGATGGAAGTGCTCAAGAGAACGTATGCGAAGAGTGTATGGAGAATGTCTATGCTTGTGAAGAGTGTCATCAACACCATTCAGAGGATAGCGACGACCTTAGATGGACTGAAAATGGAGACCCTTATTGTGTAGAATGTTTCTATGAAAACTATACTCATTGCGAAACGTGTGATGGAGAGATTCACAATGACTACTCTATGTATCACGAAGGAACTGGGTACACATACTGCGAAGAATGTTATCCTGGAGACGGAGACGACGTAGACTTAGATAGCTACCATACAAGAGAGATGGGTTCTAGTTCAAGGTCTTTTGAGACGATCAAATCCAAGAGGCTTGTTGGTCTAGAGTTAGAGTGCTATTCTGATGGATGGGACTATTGGGATGGAGCTAACGAGGTAGCTGGTAACTGGAGAGCAGTACACGACGGCAGCATACAAGCTCACGGAGAGGGTTCTAGATCAGTAGAGTTTGTATCTAGAGTTCCTAAGAATGGAGATGCTCTATGGAAAGACGTAGAATATATAACAGCATTTACTAGCTACGATGAATACGAAGTTAATAGAAGCTGTGGAGTTCACGTACACGTAGACGGTAGAGACTTAGAGTATCAACACCTTAAGAGTCTACTTTTACTAGGTAAGTCTGTTCAGAATATTCTATACAAGATGATGCCACCTTCAAGAGAGAATAGTAGATGGTGTAGAAAGATACCATTATCTAGGTCTAGTATACATAGAATAGAAAGTAACCAAGACTTTATAGATACTTGGTATAGTTCTTGGGGAGTAGACCCCTCTATGGAGAAATACAATGACTCTAGGTACTGCAATATGAATTTGCACGCTAGAATACTACACGGCTCTATAGAGTTTAGATATCATTCTGGTACTCTTAACAAAGAAAAACTCTTACATTGGATAAGAATATGTACTGCGATAGTAGATAAGGCTAGAGATATAACTGTAAACCTAGACCACTTTACTAATGTAGAGCTAGATAGGATAATACTTAACAGAGACCTAACTCTTTCAGAGTTCTTTCTTCTATTAGATATAGAAGAAGATACTCAGAAGTATATTCTAAAAAGAATCGCTAAGTTCTATGATTATAATAAGAAGGAGGATTATGAGGCTATGGGCTACGTAAGAAGTAATGTATAGTATATATATTATATATATATTATATATATTATTACGCCCTACGTACTTACAATATATAGCTTAATCAATGTTTTGTCAACAAGAAAATATAATTATTGTAATAAAATATTATTATGCTTATATTCAATTATGAAAAAGGAATGTAAATAATGCCAGCAATCGGTTTTAAGTATCCAGAGGGAGACACAATCTCTTTCCAGGATGCTCTAGAAGATAGAAAGTTGGATGTAGAAAGAATGGGAGTATACATTACAGCTCTAGAAGAGATGGCTAAGCAGAGAGACCCAGATAGAAAGCCGTCTGTAACAGAGTTGCTTAATGGAACTTGCCAGGCTTATTTACAGAGAACTGAGGAGTATTACATAGACCCTCAAGAGTATGCATTCTCTCTAGCTGGAACTATGCATCATAGGATACTAGAGAATAATGCAAGCCAAGAAGAGTCTGAAGTTTCCCTAGAGGGAATAGATATTACTGGAATCGTAGACTTATACGACAGTAAATCTAAAGCCCTTATTGACTACAAGAATACTGGCTCTTATAAAGCATCACAAGTACTAGGAATGGAGTTCTATTTAGAAGATGATCCTAGTGGTGCAATCTATAAGAGAAGTGGTAGATGGGGAAAGGCTGGTACTCCGAAAAAAGTAAAGAGGTATTTCCAGAATCCAGAGAAAGCAGATATGGGTGACTGGGCTCTACAGATAAATATGTATAGATTTATGATAGAGTCTACTGGGAAACAAGTAGAAAAAATGTATGTACAAATGACAGTTAGAGACGGTGGTTTGATAGCTGCTAGAGATAGAGGCATAGAGAGGAACATATATTTAGTTGAAGTCCCAAAGATACATAACGACCACTTGTTAGACTTCTTTAAAGAGAAAAGAGATAGGTTACTAGAAGCTCTGGAGAGTAAGACGGTACCTACTAAATGCAACGATAAAGAAACTTGGGATGGAGTCAAGTGTCAGCGTTTCTGCGACGTAAGACATCTCTGTCCTTGGGTTTAAGGAGAATAAATACTTATGGAAAATAATGTATTTCAAGTTCTAGATAGAGTAGATGTCTCTGCAAAGTCCGAAAAAAAAGGTATGTTTACATATCTAAGTTGGGCTTGGGCAGTTAGAGAGTTATTGAGAGTAGCTCCAGACGCTACCTGGGAAGTACACGAGTGGGGCATAGAAGGAAATAGACAGCCTTATATGCAGACAGAAGCTGGTTGTTTCGTAAAGGTCTCTGTGACCGTTAACGGAGTGACTAGAGAGCAAGTACACCCAGTTCTAGATAATAGAAACAAACCTATCAAAACACCAGATGCTTTCCAAGTAAACACATCTATACAAAGATGCTTAGCAAAAGCTATTGCTCTACACGGTTTAGGGTTATACATATTTGCTGGAGAAGATTTGCCAGATGTAACTCTAAGCGAAGAAGAGAAGGATAGTATTCTTGAGCTAGCTATGGAAGTTGGAAAAGAAGAGAAAGATAGAGTGGAGACTGCTCTACGATCTGGTAATTTAAATAAGGGTAATTACTCTAAAGCTGTTAGTAGCTTAAAAGGATTACTAAAAAACAAGGAGAACGTAGATGAGTAGTGTAGATACTATACTAGATTCAAAGTCAGAGGCTTATTACGACCCAGCAGCAGACTTTTCTGGAGTTATGCCAGAGGGTACGTATAAAGCCTACGCTACAGAGTTAACTGTAAAAGAAGACTTGGTAGTGAGAAGTAAATATCTAGCAGATGTTTACGAAGTTACATTTGAAGTAGCCGAAGAAAACAGTAGTGAGACCTATGAAAGAGATGGTAAAGAGATTAGCGGCAAAGCCTTTGTAGGTAAGAAAGTAAAGTCTAAAGGATTCTTTAGATTTAAAAAGCCTGACCCTTCCACACACCCAAACCTAGAAGAAAATAGTGGCTCTAACAAGTCTTATAAAGAGCTAGTAGAGTCTTTTAGCGTAAAGATAGAAGAGGATAGTGAGGGTAGGTTCTATCTACCTAGCGTAGATGATAGCGATGTGGCTGGTATGCCAGTGCTTATAGATGTCTATCATAGCAAATGGATAGACAATGAAGGCAATGAGAGGACTACCCCTAGAGCTGGTGCTATATACGTATGGGATGGACAGAAAAAGAAGGAAGAAGATTTACCTTTCTAGTTGTCATAGTAGAGGGAAAGAGGGTGCACTATCCGTTTCGTGCACCCTCTACATTAAGGAGACTTTATGAACGATAAAAATTTAATTCAAGCAATAAGACTGTTTTTAAAAAATAGAGATATTAAAGAGGTAAAAAAAGTAGAGTTCTACAGAAAAGGTGCAATAGATATGGTGTCTTTTGTAGACCACATAGGTAGGACTATTACCTTCGAAATAACAATACAGCACGACAGTAGAGAGTCGAGTTGTATAAAATAGAAAAGGAGGCTCAATGAGAGTATTTTCAATGTTCTCAGGAATCGGAGGATTCGAGCTAGGAATAAAGAGAGCTATCCCAGATGCTGAGTTTGTAGGTTATTCTGAGATAGATAAATATGCCATTAAAATATATGAAAGGAGTTTTAAAGGTGTTAGAAACTATGGGAGTGCAACAGAAATTAATGAAAGAGAGTTACCAGACTTCGACTTACTCGTTGGAGGATTTCCTTGTCAAGCTTTCAGCATTGCTGGAAAGAGAAAAGGATTTGAAGACACGAGAGGTACGCTCTTTTTTGATATCGCAAGGATTCTTAAGTACAAAAAACCAAAACATATTATACTCGAAAATGTACGAGGTCTATTTTCTCATGACTCTGGAAGAACTTTCCAGACAATCATTAGGATTCTCTCCAACCTTGGGTATATGGTGCAATGGGAACTACTTAATAGTAAGAACTTCGGAGTCCCACAGAATAGGGACAGAGTGTATATTGTCGGATATCTTGGAGGACAAGGTGGAGGAAAAGTATTTCCTATCAGAAAAATCATTCAAGAGAATAATACAGAGGACAAAAGAAAAATAACTATAACGAGGAATCTAAAAGGTGAAGGTGGGCACGAGTGTCACAATGTTCATAGTCAAGAGGGAATTGCACCAACCGTTAGACAGAATCACGGTAAAATTACTATGATAGAAACAGATGATAAGCCGATAGAGATTACTAAGAACGTCGCTCAAGCATATCGTGTCTATGATCAGAACGGAATATCTACAACGTTAAAGTCTGAAGGTGGTGGTATAGGTGCGAAGACTGGATTGTACAATGTAGGTGCTAAGTTTAATAAGGGAGATGTTGTTATTAGCGATACATCTACCAGCTTAGATGCAAACTACTACAAGGGATTTGACAATCACGGACAGAGAACTGGGGCTACAAAGATAAAAGTCAAAGAAGCTACCAAGAAAGGCTATGCCGTAGCCACAGAAGGAGATTCTATCAATCTATCTGTACCTAATTCTAAGACTAGAAGAGGTAGAGTAGGTAGAGGTGTAGCTCAAACATTGGATACTGGAATGAATCAATATACACTACAAAAAGATAGTATAAGGAGACTTACTCCAGTAGAATGTGAGAGGCTGCAAGGATTTCCAGATGGTTGGACAGAGGGAATATCTGACACACAAAGATATAAAGCTCTTGGAAATGCAGTAACAACTAACGTAGTTTATGAAGTAATTAGAAGGATGTATTTATGAAATTTAAAATGGTAGAAGATTTAGAATCTTTGATTATAGAAAAAGGAAATAAAAATACACAAGAAGACATAGATAATTTTATTAGATTTATCTGGACTCAAGCTGAGAAAAGAGGTCTGATGGTAAGATTTAGAGAGGATATAAATGAAAGTAGAAAAGTGGGTAGAAATAGAAGAGAGAATGGCAAACCTTATGGGGTGGAAGAAAGCTCTAGATGAAATGGTTGATGCAAAAAGAGAGGTCTCTCCAGGAACAGCAATCTACGATCTCTCTAGAAGAGAAGATAAAATATTATTACACAAGCTTAGAAAAAGATACGAAAGGTTTAAGGAATCAAGAGATACAAACCTCGATGGGTATGAGGCAGTATCTAGTTGATGAGTTAAGAGAATTGGTAGAGAGATATTAAAACAAAAACTTAATTAACCAGGGTACTTATAATATAATACTTGGTATTTAGGCTGGAGTTTTAATTACTAGGATTGGCGTCTTCTCTCTACCAAAAATATTATGAAAAGAAAAACAAAAAAACCAACAATCAAGGAGATGCAGCAAGATTTGCAATCTCTTTATAGAGTGGTAAGTTCTATAAATTATACGACAGACACATTAAGAATGTTAATAGAAAATTACCTAGAAATGAACAAAGAAACAGAGAAACTGGCTAAGTATATGGAAGCCAAAACGGAGAAACTAAAAAATGAAGTCGAAGAAAATACACGTATGGCTGAAGAAGGAGATAGCAAATAACTTACCCAGTAACTGTTCTCTCTGCAACACAAGAGATAGTGATAGATGGGTTCCATTGCTTTTGTGCGAGAGTAATGCAATTCAAAAGAATAAAAATTATATCTTATGTGGTCGTTGTTATGACTACTACGATAAGGCTGAAGCTAACTATAGGTTTTGGATAGAGAGAAACTTAAATGAAGGAGGGTCTTGCTCGTGAGGTGGTGTAAATAATGGCAAGTAAAAGCAAACAAAAAGGCAATAGATTTGAGCGAGAATGTGTTGACATTGCTATTGAAAAAGGCTTAAGTTCTAAGCGAGCGTGGGGTTCGGATGGTAGGTCTATGGGGCAAAATGAGCAAGTAGACTTAATGGTTGAAAAATACAAAGTTCAATGTAAAGTAAGAAAGAGAGTAGCTAAATGGTTGAAACCGACAGAGGAAGTGGACATACAGCTGGTAAAAGAGGACAGAGGTCAGATTTACGTAATCCAGAGGTACGAAGAATGGTTAGAGATGGTAAGCTTTCTATCTCAAGTAAAATCAAGAGAATAAGAGAAACTAGATCTTTTAGCGCTAACTATTCTCAAGACGCTATAGTAAAAAATTATGCAGAAATAGAGACATTCCTTCATTACTTTGATGATGATTGGTTCGATTTTAATGGACTTCAATCTCACAATAGACATAAAGGAAAGATGAAGAGAATGAAGGTATCTATATCTAATACACCTATGAGATGTATTAGCTGTAAAAAAGCCTACCAGCTTAGCAAGAAATGGACTGGAGAGGTTGAGTCAGAGTACTTAGACCCAGAGGTTTTTGGTAATATGCCGCTAGAAAAAAAGGAGTGTTCGAATTGCCTAGAAAAACAGAAAAATGTCCCACTTGTGGAGGACAGGTAAAGAAGCAAAAGTATACAAAACAAATAGAGAATATGAGAATGTCGTACAGTAAGGAATGTCTCAATCTTATGGATTACGTTACGAATCAAATTGATAGCAGCAGAAGTGTAAAGCTAACGGAGATGGATATATATGGATTTCTTACTGAGATTAAAAGCTGTGATTCAGATATGGTAATTATGGCAATCAATAACTTTATAAAAGCTAACTCACCACAAGAAGGCAAGGGATTAAAATATCTTACTGCCATTATAAAAAATAATAATTCTAGTAAGACTGCAAAGAAGAGACACGAGTTTCTTACTATGGATAGAGTACCACCTAAAATAGATTGAGGTTATATGCACAATATAGAAACAGAAGAGTCTCTGTTATGTTGTCTGATAAACAAGCCAAATAATATAGTAAAAGTATCTAAATGGATTGAAGACGATGATGTCTTTTACAATGGGTTCAATAGAGACTTGTGGAGAACCATCAAGAAAATGCACAAGAACGGAGAGACTATAGATATTGTCTCTGTAACCCATAACTTTCCATCTAAAAAGCATAGCAATAAAAGTATAGCTTATGATATAACTGGTATATCTTCAAAAGAACCTAGCTATGCACAATCAGAGAATTATGCTAAGTTAATACACGAACATTGGCTGCGAAGAAGAATGATTAATCATTCTCATAACATAATAAAGACAGCTGAAGATAACTCCGTAGACTTAGACTCTCTTATAAATAAGCTAAACAATGACTCGTCAAACCTTATAAACCTTAGACCTTCTAACAATGAGTTTGACATTGACCAGGTACTAAATGATACTAACGATTCTATATTTAATAGTAGAGGTATAATAAAAACTGGCTTAGAAAAATTGGATTCTGTTATACACGGTATGACAAGAGGAGAGATAACAATCATCGCTGGTAGACCAGCAAATGGAAAGACAACTGTTGCTGCTAACATAGCTAGATCGCTTGTTCTCTCTGGTAAAAAGGTAGTTATGTTTAACAGGGAGATGCCTAACACAGAGATGATGAAGAAGTTTATTGCTATGGAGTCTGATAGCCTATCTTATAAGGGCTTGAGGCACGGAACAAAAGAATCTATGCCAGAGATACATAGAGCTATGGACTTCATAAAGAAAAACTACAAAGACAAACTCTTTATGTATGATAATGTTAGAGATATGCAAGAGACTTTCAATGAGATAAAAAAGATTAATCCAGATGTTGTGATAGATGACCATATAGGTCTTATTGAATACCCATCTAGAGACAATAGAGACTTAAGACACAAGATACGTGAAACTACTATGAGATATAAGTGGCTCGCCAAAGGCGATGATATGTGCGTAATATTAGTTTCGCAGCTTAATAGAAACATAGAACATAGGATAGATGCGACCCCAAGGTTATCGGATTTAGCGGAGTCTGGTTCGTTAGAACAGGATGCGGAAATGGTAGTGTTCACGCACTATCCTTATGTTTCTAGATATGGAGAAGAAGATTCTAATGGTAGGATATGGATGCCAAACGAGATGATGTTGATAGTATCTAAGAATAGGTATGGTACTCCTGGCTCTGTAGAGATGGGATACTCTGGAGATAGTTGTAAACTATTTAACACTATAGTAGAGGCTAGCGATCATGAGAAAAGAAAGAAAGAAGATTTAACATTTGCGTAGTTTAGTTGTAAGGTCAATAGTACATTCATACGATATATATCCTACAATAGTTATGGATAAAAATTTAGATGTCAAGGCTATGTATATACCAGAAGAAGATAAAATGGTTATTAAAGATATGGAGATGAAAGAAGGAGATGCTGAAGACTTTATGCTAACTATTCTACACGAATGTAAGCACGCTTTAGATGCTAGAAGAATGGGTGTCAAAAAGTTTATTAGAAAATACTGTCAAGCTGGTACTATGGCTGTGCATTGCGGTAGAGACCCTCACGATGATAATAAGTGGGAGGTAAGTGCAGAGAAGTGGGCTAGGAAAGAGTTTTACACTAAATGGAGAAGCAATGATATTAGTAAAGAAGACAAAAAATAAACCTTTAGCTAAGATGCTTTCTGAATTTAAAAAGAAAGTTAGAGAGAATAGTATATTACTAGAGCTGGAAGAGCGAAGGTTTTACACTAAGCCCTCCCAGCTTAGGAGGGAGAGAGAGAAAAAGATTAAAAGAGATAGAAAAAAATAAAATTCATGGTGCTCCTAGGGGTGTAGTTTTATCTATTTTCTGCACCCCGTTTTTTTATCTATTAGGAGTAGGCTCCTGCATTCTCAGTATCTCCATAAGAGTATTTATATTCATCCTACCTACACCAGAAGTGTCTTGAGGTACTGGCTCTTGCATATTTAGTATTTCTTGCAAGGTTTGTCTATCCATTCTACCTATATTGCTTGGAATAACTTGAGTATCTTCGTTTACGTCTACATTTGTTTTATCAGAAACAACTTTTGATAAAAACTCTGATATGTCAGATTGTCTTAAAATATCATCTATTGACTTAGATTTAGGTGATTCATCTAAACTAGGACTAGGCTCTTTACCTCCACGTGCTCTTAAAATACCTGTTATAAAAGATTCTGGGCGAATTGCACGAATTCTAGCTCTATCGCTAATGTCTTCAAATAAAGGAGGAAAATATTTATCATCATATTCTCTAGCAAAAGCAGATGCCTTAATTAATTCATCCAATGAAAAATTAGATTCATCCATAAGTTTTCGCTTAACATCTCCTGAAATTGTGTCGTAATCACTCATTCCAAACATTTCTTGTCTTTTTAATATAGCTGCCTGCTCACTTTGGGGAAACATTTCTGCTAACATTTTTTGTAAATTATCCATCTCTTTGTTCTTTCTTTTTCTTTTTTATTAATCTTTTGCGAGTTTTATTCTCTATTGTAAGCTTTCTCTTTCTGCGCTTTCTCTCTTTTGCTTTTTTATTAGGCATTTTTTAGTCTGCAAATTTTATATTTTTTAAAATTTTTGATTTTTGATTTGGCTTAAATGTTTGTAATAATTTTAGAACTCTTTCTTGACTGTTAGGCTCAACTATAAGAGGTATATTTTTTTTAGACGACTCTTCAATAAGAGTTTTTAAAGTAGCTCCAGAATATCCAGGAGACCTTAATTTCATCGCCTTTATCTTACTAGCTGGTATACCAGATTTATTATATATTCTTTCTTCTGCCTCATAAAATCTTTTTCCCTTCATAAAAGGGTTGTTTTTGATATCTCCAACCTTGCTATAAACATAAGGAGCAATTTTAGTCCCTCTGACTTTCGAAACTTCTTTTTTATCAAGTATAAGCTGGATATCTAATTCGCTACTCACCGCATCCCCTGGTATAATACTATAATCAGAATCTCTAGTTGTTGATGTGCTCAGCCCTTTTTTTCCTCCTCCTCTTATAAACTCTGGTCTATTGCTAGCTCCAATTAAATTTTTCTTTAAAATTAAATTAGCACTTTCAAGATTCGTGTTATGATAAAGAGGTGTGTTAACTTTGATATCATACTTTTTTAAGAGAGCAGGTGTATTTGTAGTCCTAAGACTACTGTAAGCTTTGGGTGCTAATACCCCAGCTAACATTGCGACCAATGGATTGACATTATCCATACTGCTTAAAGCAGTTAATCCTGTCTCCGCAGCTAAGTCAATAGGATTTATGGGAGTTAAGCTTTGAACTGCTCCGCTCTGAGGCATAGACTCTAATTTTCTTTGCGCTTGCATTGCTGCTACAAGACTAGAACCTTCTCCAGAAGATTTGCCAGCATACAGCATATCAAGATTAATTTTGCCAAGAATATCTTGTAGAGTTCTCTCGTTCATTATCTATTTTTCATCATATCTTTAAGTCTTAAAAAATCATCATACTGAGCTTCGCTCATACCAAGAGCCTCCATCATCATTTGTTTTTGTTTGTCAACTTTAGGTGGTTTATTTACGTTTCCAAGCGCTCTTTTTAAATCTACACTTGCCTTCTGCCTTGCATAAAGGTCATTTATATTTTGTATAGCTGCATCTACATCTTGTTTTAAAGGTAGGTATCCTCTGTTTTCTTCTATCTGTTCTATCTGTCCTCCACCAGTTTCTACGTTTTTACCAGTTATCTTAAACATATAATTTGCTGGATTTAAAAAAGATAAAGTGTCTATAGCCATAGATTCTGGCTCGATACCATATTTTCTAGCCATACCTAACCTCGATCTTCCTCCCTCTGGAGTATACATAGAGTCATCATAAGTCCCACCGTACTGCCCCATAGCTTTTTTTAATATATCTATTATTGATTCATTATTCACAATATCACCATTTAACCTTATCTGCCCAATAAGCAGCAGACATCTTACCCTTCGCTATATTCTTGCGATGTCTAGCTTTAAAAGACTTGCGTTTCATTTTAGTTGCACGAGATTCTCCAGCCTTAGGTTTACCAGCAGTCTTCGCTCCTTGCTGTCCGAATCTAATAGTTTTAATTTTATCTCCGACTTTAGCTACCACAATATGGCTCTTCTTAGGATGACTTGGTGTTCTCTTTGGCTTATTAAAACCAGATACACCAGCTCTAGCTAGTCGTGAGTCTCTCTTCTTCTTGGCAGGCATTATCTTTTCTTTCTTCTAGCTTTAGATTTTAAAATCTTTTGCTGTAATTTCTTAGGTAATGTTCTCTGCTTAGCCGTTAATCCATTTGCTTTTTTCTTTTTACTATGTCTTCCAGGCATTATTTTTTCTTCTTTCTAGTGGTTGTTTTTCTTTTACCACCTCTAATTAAATCAGCGTCAGCTTTTCTAGCTCCGCCTTTTCCTGTTGCAAAACTTCTTACTCTACCAGCAGCCCATGCGTGAGCACTGGTTCCAGGTCTCGATCCGCTTGAATAGTAGGCTCCCAATCCTCTAGAGTATACCTTAGATAAAGTACCTTTAGATATACCAGAGCTCTTAGAGTACTTAGCTATTACAGCTGACTTACCCCCTGATGTTTTTCTTTTTGGACTTGCTTTTTTTCTTGGGCTTGCTTTTTTTCGTGGCACTTTCACTCCTTAGTTTAGATATTTTATCCATCATAGCTGGTGTCAACTTTCCCATTCTATACAGCTCTCTCGTTCTTCGTATCTCAGCCTCTCTAGCAGATGGATTCTTTGAACCCCTCACGTATTTTAACGGAGTTCCTTTCTTAGTTTTCTTTACTTTTTTAAATTTTCTAGCCACCCATTTTCTCCCTTCTCAATAATAATTCTTCTCTTTCAATCATTCTGTTCTTTCTAAGAACTCTTTTTAGAGCTTTTTTAAAGTTTACATCGGTTGGAGTTATAGGAGCTTCTGGAAATTTTGAGTTCCATTGCTTTACATTAGAGTTAACTAAATCATATTTACCAGCAATCATCATATCTAGCAACTTAGATGTTAGTCTACTCTTTCTCTGATTTAACTTGTCAATTCTTTGTGCTGGAGTTTGGTATTTTCTAATTGCCCTAGAAGGAACGGAGCCAAATAGAGGTGCAAACTCTGTAAGACTTCTTCGCATTGCTATTTCTCCTGCACCAAATGTATCTACATTCTTAGCTAAAGAAGTTAATCCTATTCCAATTCTTTCTAAATCGCTAACCACAACTGGAGTCAATATAAACTTTGATGTTGATAACAGCTCTTCGGAGCCCAACAAGTCTCCAAATACACCAAACGCTCCAACAGCTGCCATACTATCTATTATTAAGTCTAAATCTTTTTTGTCTTCTATAAAAGTTTCTTCACCAGTAAGAGTTTTTAAATAAAGCCTTCTAGCTCTTTCTACGATATATCCACCAGCAACTCCACCTACAGCTAACCTAAGTATTGCTGCTACATTACCAGCTTTAGCCTCTCTCTTAAGAGTTTCTCCTATGTAATTAGCCTGTCTATATCCGAATCTTTTAAATATAACCCAAGGTCTCCACCTAGGTAAGTTAAAAGCTATAGGGTCTTTAAGTATATCTTTTTGTAGCTGACTACTTCTTGCAAACTCAAACATACCAGCAGAAACTTTTTCATTCGATAGTTTTTTAGTGTGGTCTATGCCAAATCTTTTTAAATTTGTTACCGCCCAATTCTTTCTACTTTTAATATTAGAAGTATTTGCTATTTTATGAAGGTCTTTTATAAATATTTCTGCTGTAGAAGCAGCTAATAAATTATTAAAATAGTTTATACCTTTGAATCCAGATAAGGTTGCTAATCCATTTGATATATTTAACAAAGAATCTTTGGGGTTTTTTACAGAGTCTACTATTGATCGCTTGATACCGTCAGCTGAACGTAAATTAAGATTTGTCCCCAACAAAACGTCTAATGCGTTGTGGTATGTAGAGCCAGTAGCATCTAGTTGCTTGCGAACTTCTGGATTTAAAAGCCTAAAAGCTCCCTTCATAGTTCTAAAATAACCAGCCTCAACAGCAGTAGATATAGCAAACTGACTTAAGTTTGGTATTGTCGCAGTACCAAGAGCAATTTTTGTTCCCATTTCAAATGCCATAACATTTTCAGCTAGCTTTTTACCAGTAGGAGAAAAGTTTTTGTATGGATTAGACTCTATCTGGCTGCTGTATATTTCCCAAACTGCAGACATAGCCCTAGCCTCAGATGGACTTTTCTGCATAATGTCATTAATTAGTTTTTCAGCTCTTTCTCCTCTAAGTCCAAATTTAGATGCTATCTCAACCCTTCTAGCCAATTTCATATTGTAAGCAGTCATAACTTTTAAAGGGTCTTTTTCTAGTATTTCGTCTGGCAAGTTTAACTTTCTTGCCTTTTCTATATTACCAAAAGGTCTCAGTTGCTGCAGGAATACTTCGTTCTGAAGCTGCCTATAGGCTTCATAGTGAGTCATACCTTCTTTTCTAACTAAATGTTGCACAACATTTTTTGTTTCTTTACTGAGTTCTGTTTTAGTATATCTTTCTATAAATTTATTAAGTTCTTTTACTGACTCTGCGCTTAAACCAGATTCTAGTAACTGACTTCTTTTTTTAACCATAGACATAAAGTCATTACTAATAGTATCTAATATCCCTCTTCTAATCATTTGAGGAAAATAGTCAGACCTATAATCAGCGACTTTTATACCTCTTCCCCTAGCGTATTCATACATATCATCAAAAATCTGCCTTGATTGCTTAGCCTTTACTCTTAAATCTGACCTAATTGGCTCCTTACTGCCCTCTAAATAGCTTGTAACTTTTAATAAATCTTTATCAGATAACTTATTTAGTATTTCGTTAATCCTGCCTTGATATTTTTCAAAAGTTAATTTTGTTTGAATGTCAGAGCTTTTTATTAAATCAATTAAAGCTCTAGATTCTAAAGCTTTAGCTCTGTTTTGAGCTTGTAAAACAAACTGAACCATTGACGGTGGTAGAGCGTGCTCCAATAATGTTTTCTTAGGCAAATCAGCTAAATCTAAATACTTTTTCTTGTACTCCCTAATTCGATAATCAGCAGTTATTTGCTTTGCGTAATTAGATAGCTGAGTATTCGTCATATCCTCAAGCTTTATCCTTCTAGCGCTTTTAGAACCAGTAGCCTCTCTTCTCTTTATCTGTATATCGTAGTCACTATACTGACTTTCAGCTTCATATAATTTATATTTTTCTAATAACTGTGATTTGTTTTCAGTAGTAGTATATTTTTTCTGAAAGACGTCTTTTCTTAAAGAGCTTTTATTTCCAGTCTCTACGTTCTGCAGGTTAAATACGGTAGCGCCTTTTTTATCTCTGGAAGCGCTAGCAATTTTTACAATGTCTTTTGGATTTGATATTGATTTATATAAATCAGCAGTAGCCTCTATTGACATTTCTTTTTGTACTTGCTCTGTTGCAAGTCTTTTTGCCAACGGCTTTAATTCTTTTCTTCTTCTCTCTGATATTACTTGTTTTCTTTTTTGATTTGCTAAGTATAAAGATGCATTTACACCTCTCATACCTATAACCGTACCAATAGAATGTATAAAGTCTTGTGGAGTAGGGGTTCTACCTTCTAGAGCTGGAGATAAAGCTCCAAAAGCAGTGCCTTCTTGCAATACTCTTACAGCTTCGCTACTACCTTTAAATTTTGCCCTAGCCCCTATACCTCCAGTAACAGCTCCAAGCAAAGCACCTTTTGTTGACTCAGATAATACTTCTTTGTAGTCTATTTCTGAGTCTTGTATCTGTTGATTTAAGGCGCTAGCTAATCCAGAATAGCCAGCAAATCCAGTAGCTCCACCTACTACTCTTTGAACGCCTCCATCTACAATAGCTCTGGTAGTATTTTTTGAAATTCCAGACCTTAATAATTGTTTTGTAGCCATCGTACCAGCTCTTTTTGCAGCACTCCTAACTGCAAAACCACCAACACCACCACCAGCAACCATAGTAATCAAGTCTGCTGGCATAAATAAACTAACTACACCAGAACCTATGTCTTCTAAAACGTTGGGGTCGTATTCTTCTATATCAAAAGGTTTTTTCCCTATAGCCAGCTCTCTAGCCATACCAGTTATAGAATTATTGTATCCCTGTTTTATAAAATCTGGTATCCAGTTAGAGATTTCTTCTTCGAAATTTTGATTAGATTGGTTTCCTTGTATACGTACATCGCTAGGCACCGTAGACATTCTGTCTCTAGCGAGCTGCATTCTTTTTTGAAAATCAGTTTGAGGCATATAAAACTCTAACCAGCTGGTCTAAACATTGATCCTTCAGGAGCTTCTATATTTCTTAAAAAATCAATTACAGATTGAAATCCTTCTTGACCAGTAAAGTCTACTGAGCCAAGCACTTCTTCTTGTTTTCTTCTTCTTCTGAGTAAAGCTTGTTCTTTTTTAGTTAATTTTTCTGCAGTTGGGACTGAAGAAATAGCTTCTTGTCTGATGTTTTTTCTTCTAGTTTGAGCTAGTTTTTCTTGAACTAGCAAATCATCATAATCTTCATCGTTAAAAGCTGTATAGTATTCTGCTGGAACATCATCTATTTCTCCAGCAATAAACTGATTTAATATAGCAGTTGGAATTATACCTCCACCTTTTAATCTTGTCATCCCAGCTTGAGTATTACCACCTGTATCACCACCTGTATCACCACCTGATTCTCCTCTAAAATATTGATTTAAAGTTTCTTTTGCGCTTTTTAATTGAGTTTCAAGGCCTTGTATTTCCTCATCAACCGATGCTCTTTCTGGGGTACCAGGCGCAGTGTATGTAGATTTATCTTTTTGAAGTTGTATTATTTTACTTTGAATAAACTTAACATCTGAAAATTTTGCTTGAAAATCTCTATTATCTGCCAAATCAGCTTGCTTTATAGAATTGTTTACAATAGTGTTAAATTGACTTTCGTATCCAGAGCTAGAAACATTTTTGCTAAGAATAGTATACTCGTTATCTCTTAGTATACCAATCTCCTTATATAAATCTAAATCAGATTGTCTATTTTCTTTTTCACCTTCAACAGAAGACATTATTGCATTTAGTTCATTTGCTCCTTTATCAGTTTTAAATTGACCAGATAGTTTTTCAGCTAAAACTTTTTTCCTATCTAAGTCACCCTCACTGTTTATTCTTTCTATTAGGCTTTCATCAATATCGTATAAGTCGTCTTTTATTACCCTTTGTTTATTAAACTCTCTTTCTTCATCTAAAGAAGATTGCTGTCTATCAAAGTTTGCTTGACGCTGTCTTCTCTCTGCAGCTTGAGCTAGCATTTGCTCGTCAAATCTTCTAGAGCTTTCTTGCCTGTCTAACTGTTGATTTAAAAATTGAGGAATAGTAACTCCTAACAATCTATTTAGTGGTGATTCGTAATCAAATCCGTTTGCCATATTTTCTCCTTAAAGTCTATCCTCATAAAGGTCTTGTTCTGCAAATCTTAATGCATCTGAATAATCCATTCCTGGATTATTCTGTTGTATTTCTAATGCTATTTCATTTGCTGTTCTTCTTCTTTGTCGAGCAGGTTGTGATTGAGATGTTGGGTCTAGGCGTGCAATTTGCTCACCTCTTCTAAATGCTCCAGTTAAGTAATTTTGTAATAGTCCAGTTAAACCAGCTCTTTCTTGACCAGCTTGTTGTTCTATTTGGAACATCCCTCTTTGTCTGCCTAACATTAAATCTTGCATACTTTCACCAACTCTTTCTCTAGCCTCACCTATTTGCCTAGCTGTCGCACCAGCTCTTGTAAATCCAGATTGCCCAGCCGCTTGACCTATTTGCCTAGTGGCTTGTCCTAATTGAGTGGTAAGACCTCTAAATCCAGAGTCAAAATCGCTTTGCAAAAATCCAGTTCTCGTAGCTTGTCTCTGTTGTATTTCTTGGGCTCCTTGTTCAAGTCTAGCTTGGTCAAATGGTTGAAAAAATCTTGCAAACTGTTCTGCTTGCTGTCCTTCAAAACCAAGAGCTCCAGCTACTTCTTGCCCAGTCTGACCAAAGTACTGTTGATACTGGTCTAATCCTGCTTGTTTTAGTAATTCTTCAAAACTCATTTTAAAAACCCTTCCATATTTGCCCTTCTTCTTCCAGCTCTTCTTGCTCTAGATATAAAATCACTATCTACTAACCTAGACATATTTCCAGCTGTTTCTCCCACATTGCCATACAATGCATTAGAAAATTGAAAATCACCTAATATATTTTTTGTTGCACCAGAAAGACTGCCTCCTCCTAGCAAAGAACTAGAAGAACCAACTCCAGCAATTCTACCACCACCAACTGCACCAGTAGCAACATCACTAGAAGCTTCTACAGCTTTTGCGCTTTCTCCAGCACCAGGAACCTTAAGTTTACCTAATAGCTCTCCAGTAAAATAATCTGTAACTGCACTACTTAGTACATTAGCCTGGTATCCCCTATTAGCTTCTCCTATAAATCTATTTATATCTCTTTGTTCAGCAGTAATATCTTCTCTAGCTCCGCTAAAAAACATTCCAGCTCCCAAACCAGAAGATACACGACCTACTCTTTGCCCTGCTCCAGCTATACTCTGACCGATTGCGCTTCCAACAGCTTGACCAGCAGAACCTCCAACGAGAAAACCTAAACCGCTTCCTATTGCTCTACCAAAACCTCTTCTTCTTTCTCTCTTTCGGTTTTGCTCTTCAGCTCTTTTTTGTTGCTCTCTGAGCTGTCTTTGCGCTGCTTCTATATCCCTACGCTCTCCCTCAGCTGTCATTGTTAAATCAGCACCAGTAGCCCCGAATCCAGCTGCTTGACCAGCTTGCAAACTTGCCATTATTTCTGCTAAAGTCATCTTAACTCCTTGTAAATTCTAAAAAGTGCCACGCACCTAGTTCTTTTCTGTAAAGCCTAAGCTTACCATCTGGTGTTTTCACCAGTCTTTCCTCTCCATCATTACCAGAATTATTTGATGGATATCCTTCTTGTAATTTTGTCTTAACTCCTTTAGAGTTATATAAAAATCTTTTTTCTCTATCAATAGACACTATGTAATTCTCTTATATAGTGGTCTATACTCTACACCAACACTGTTTATTTTATGCACGCTATTTCCATCTAAATCTAACTGAACTTGAAATGAAGAAGCTAACAAAGGAGAGCCAAATGTAATTCTGTTTACGTCTAAATCATTACTTGTACTAGCTAAATCACCAGCATTAGCAGTCCCCTGTTTTGTACCGCTGTCATTTGTATAAAAATACTTAACACCATTACTATTAGTTGCTCCGCTAGCGTACTCTATAGTTATGCCGTATATTTTTTTAACTATATTAGGCAAGCCAAAATCGTCATCTTTTAACTTTATATCAAATTTAGTACCACCAGTTCCGACTCCATTATAAGAATCCATTTGGGCTGTGCCAGTCTTTGCTATCATATTACCATGAGCATCTGTTAGCAAGTTACTTTTTACAGCGTCAACAAACAAAGTCTCTACAAAAGTAAAAGTTCCAGATATAAAACTATAAATATAACAGTCTCCATTGTTACTACCGCTATCACTAGCACTTCTGCAAACAACTAAGTGTTTATTGGTTGGCTCATACCCAATCATAGTGTCGCTTCCAACAAAACTAGACCACTCAGATTCTAATATTTTTGTTTGAAGATTTCTTATTTGCGATCCATCGTAAAAATACAATCCGTTTTTATTTACCCAAGCTACACCAAAGTCTGTTTTTACCACCGCTGCGTGAAACTCTACTCCTACATTTTTATGCTCTGCTTCTAAAAACCATTGCGTGTCAGAACCACCACCTATATTAATTATATATAAAGTTTTATTTTTATAAGCTAACAACCTGTCAGCATAAGACTCTATTTTTACAAAATCTTCTCCGTCATTAATACCTATGTCAATAAAATTAGAAGGTGGGAAAGTATCAAATTTATTTATCTCACTATACATTAACCTATCTGACTGAACAACTGTTTGTCCTTTGTCATTTATAGATTTAACATTTGCAACAAACCTTCTTCTGTTTGAAACCGTACTAGTCTTATACCCCTCTCCAGTATTTCCTATTGATATACTAGATAAATCAGCATCATAACCATTTAAAGAGCTGTATGTGTCAACATTTGGGTCTTGTATTGTTACTGTACAAAATAAAAAAGAAGCTTGGCTGTATATAGTTGACCAACCAACGTGCTTTGCCTCTAAATTTGTTCTACAGCCATAGGTTAAATCTATATCAACTAATAGTTGGAACTCTCCTTTTGAACTAGAATCTCTAAAGTATATTCTACCACCAGTAATCCTTTCATCGTATCCATGTGATG